AAATAGTAATAGGTTACAAAAAGGTTACAATTTTCCCCCAAGGCTGTAATAATCTTGACAATTCAGTGTAATGAAGTAAAGGTTACAAAAGTGTTACAAAGATGGATACAAGCGGAAAATCCGTTCATAAAATGTTTACATTTGAATGGGTGCAAAACCCTTGCTATAAAGCTAGTTTAGGAGTACAATAAAACCATGAAACACAACAGCGTTTCAAATACCGAATATCAACACTCACAAACAAAGGAGAGAAACCACATGAAATGTTCTGTCAAGTATGTTCTGCTGACCGCTGTTAAAGCCAAGAAGGTTTTTGACCTTCTGTTCATCGAAGCGCACAACGTCCGTACCTGTACTGAGTGTGCCAAGCTGGACGGCTTCAAAGTCGTGGCAAGCAAGGCCGGAACGAAAGTCTTCGAGATGGACGCCCTTGATGTTACCTATCCGAACATCCTTTCTGAGATGTGTGAGCTGAGTCCGGCGGACTTCGCATGGAACGACCTGCACAGCAAGCTTGAAGAGACGGGGGCAACACCGGACGACAAGCCGGATGACTCCCAGAAAGAAGAGGTAAACAATGGCTGATACCTGCACTGCCGGGTGTTGCATCCCGGCAAACGTGTCCTATGTCCTGTTCTATGAGGACGCCGCTCAAAACATCTATGGTCTGGTGTACGACAAAGACGAAAACCTTTCGAACATCGTGTCTGGTGTGGGCCGCTTTGACCCCGTTCCCATCACGGCATTCGAAGAGGGCGCAAGACACGGCTTTCCGTGCAGTCCCGCGTGGAACCCCTGCTGTCATGAAAACAAGACCATGACCCAGATGGAAGCAGAGTTGAAAGCTCAGAACCATCTCATTGCGACGGTCTACAACGACCATCTCAAGCCCTCTGCACTGTACCCGGCAAACGCTGACCCCGTCGGCAAGCAGTTCCTCAGTCGTTGGATTTTCGGTTGAAGGGGGTACAGAACCATGCAGGACATCAACAACAAACTGGCCGCAATCGTTGACTTTCTTTCGAAGATGTACAACGCGCAGGCCAAAACAAACGAACTGCTTTATACCATCATCGACAAGCTGGACGTCATTCACGCCGCCCAGAAACTGTAATAAGGAGACTATGTTATGGCTACTTTCAAGAAGAATCGTTCGACCGTTCCCGCCCCTGAGTATGACGACAAGCCCAAACTGAACATCAAGGGGGCGACCGTCAGCGGCTGTCGTTTCCTCAGTGACAAAGTCATTGCATTCACCCTCAACCTTCCCGGCCTTGCCCTGTACAACATGAAGGTCATCGACGGCAAGAACGGCGCGTTTGTTGCACCCCCTCAGAACAAGAGCAACAAGTCTGACAGGTGGGTGGACGCCGTCGGGGTGTGGCTTAACAGCGACGATGAAGAGGACATCTCGCGGGCCGTTATCGACCACGCAACGCAGGCAGGCGACCCGGTGGATTGGAAAACCCGGTATGAGGTGTGACAATGGGAAAACGTAACAGAGACGTTACGCTTGACCTCTATACAAAAGACGGCTGGGTGAACATCCCAGCCGTTTCTAGTTTAGGGGCATGGTGTAACATTATCATTGGTAAACGACAGGTGGGCAAGACCTACGGCACACTGTTATATGAGCTGACGAACGACAAGCCATTCCTGTATCTGCGACGCACCACCACAGAGTTTGATGCAATCACGTCTGACCCACAATTAAACCCCTTCTTACCTCTCAAGAATGAGGGATTTGATGTGGACATTGTGAAGAGCGGAAAGGTAACATACACCATCGGACAGTATGAGTATGAGGATGGAAAGCCCAAAGACTGCATCAAGAAATACGGCATAGGGATGACCCTTCCCAGCATTGCAAATATCCGTGGTTTCAACGGCTCTGCTTTTCATGATGTCGTGTATGATGAGTTCATCCCGGAGAAAATCGTTGTGAAACGCAAGGCAGAGGGCGACGCTCTTCTGAATGCCTATGTCACCATAAACGGCAACAGAGAACTTGAAGGTAAACCCCCGCTGAGAATGTGGCTTCTTGCAAACGCCTTTGACATCACTTCCCCTGTGTTGGTTGAATTGGGTGTTGTGGATGAGATTGCGAAAATGGCAAGGACGGGCAAGGAGTGGACGCTTACAGACAGCGGCGTTTTCCTCTGTATGCCGAAGTCTCAGCGAGTCAGTGAGAAACGCGCTCAAACAGCGTTCATGAAGCACATGATGAAAAACAAAGATTCAAAGTTCTATCAAATGGCAATGGAAAACAAATTCAGTTATAACAATCTTGAAGCCGTCCATCCGATGAGCTTGCGCGGCATGAAACCAGAGTTCAAAGTTGGGGATTTGTATTGTTACAAATACGATGATGCACACTATTACCTGTGCAGTTCCCCGCACCAGTCACATGAAGTATACCCCGATACGCAGGCCGGGCGAAACACTTTTAGACTTGCTCATCCCTACTTCGGTTTGATGTTTGTTTTGGGTCAGGTTTGGTGTGCCGATGTTCCGGCCCTTATCAAAATAAGAGACTATCTTGACATGAAAGAAGAGTAAGTGCTATTATAAAGGTGCGGGGGACTCCAAAAGACAAGCGCCCCGGAAGGGCGTGGAGTTGCATTCTTGTCTTGCATACCCCCGTTTCATAGAAAGGAGTGAAGCAAATGCTTCTGTACTCATATAGGACAGACGCTAACACGCGTGTTTCCCCTCACTTCAAGGTGAAGGAGTTTCACAGTCGGAAAGACCCCTGTGACACTGTTATCATCGACCCCCGTTTGGTTGACCTCTTAGAGAACATCCGACGCCTGACCGGCAAGCCGGTACACATTAACAGCGGATACCGTTCTAAGGAGTACAACCGAACTATCAAAAATGCCTCTCCGAAGTCTCAGCATTGCGAGGGCAAGGCGGCTGACATCTGGATTGAAGGTATCAGCCCGGAGAAGGTAGCCCAGTATGCAGAGTGCTTCTTGGGAGCGTCTGGGGGTATCGGAATCTATCATACATTCACTCATGTGGATGTCAGAAACGGCAAGAGCCGTTGGAAAGGAGCTTATTAAATGAAACTCGATGACGTTCTTATGCTGGCCCGTGCAGGTTATTCCAAGGCCGACATTGCCGCCCTTCTGGGTAGCAATCCCGCACCCGCCCCCACTACTCCCAAGGCCGCACCGCTGACGGGTGCGCCCCCCTTGCCCGGTGACGTTGCAACAAATGTTACTGCTTCTGCAAGTTCGCCTGCCGCCCCGTCTGCACCGGACTGGGGCGCTATGGCCCAGAGTATCGCCGCACTGACGGCGCGTCTGGACACTCTGGCGACCCCCACGGCGGGGAGTCTGGGCGGGGATACCGCCGACGCCGTGTCGGTTGATGACATCATCCGGGCGGCTATCACGCCCGCAACACCGGACGCCGCACCGGACTTCTCGAAGGGGGTGTAAACCGTGGCAAAATCTAAGAACAATATGCCCACTCTTGCAAAGGCTGACGTGTTCCGTCCGAAGGACGTTTATACCATCGTCAACGCCGTCTTGCAGGACGTCACGGGCCAGCGCACTATCACCGCCGTGGACACTTCGTCTTTCATTAACGTCGGTCAGATGTGTCTTTCGACCAGCAAAGAAGGGACGTTGCAGGCCCTTTCCAACATGGTGGCCCGCACTGTCATCGACAGCCGCGCGTATACGGGCCGCTTCACTTCTATTGAAGTGAGTCGTCAGGACTGGGGGTTGTTCATGAAAAAAATCGCCTTCTTCGCAGGCGAGTTTGAACAGACCGACTTTATCAACACCCAGCAGAACCCTGACACTCTGGTGGACGGTAACAGCCTTGATATGTACAAAATCAAGAAGCGTTACCCGCTTGAACTGTGGTACGGTGACCAAAAGACTCTGAACCAGACGTACACCCGGTTCCTTGACCAGCTCAACACGGCATTTCAGTCTGAGTCGGAGTTCTCCGCTTTCATGCAGGGTCTGGCTGTCGAGATTCAGAACGACGTTGCCCGCTGGAAGGAGATGGAAAACCGCCTGTGTGTCATGAACTATATGGGCGCTATCTACAACACCGGCAAACCGGGCAGTAAGGTTAACCTTACTGAGGCGTTCAACGTGGCCCGGAATACCGCTTACACGACCCACGAACTTCTGACCACCCATTTGCAGGAGTTTCTTTCCTTCTTTGTGAGTCGTCTGGAAACGGACACGGCGCTTCTGGAAGAGTCCACTGAGCTGTTCCACCTGACGCCCCTTTGCACCGATGACAAGGGGAACACCCTGCACCTGTTCCGGCACACTCCCAAGAGTGAACAGAAACTTCTTTTGTACCAGCCCCTCATTAACGATGCAAAGGCGTGGGTCTATCCCGCTATCTTCGGCCCGGGCTATCTGTCCTTCGGCAACTATGAGGGCGTCACCTTCTGGCAGAACATCAACAATCGTTCCGCTATCAACATTATCCCCGCTCAGTTCAACGTGACCACCGGAGAGGCAGAGCAGGGCAATCCCGTCCAGCTCGACTATGTGGTGGGCCTGCTGTACGATAAGCGCGCAATGGCTACCACCTACTTCAAGGATAACGTGTGGACGACTCCCTTTAACACGCGGGGCGAGTATTGGAACATCGAACACCATTGGAAGATGAACTACACCCTTGACCCCACGGAGAACGCAATCCTTTATTATATGGCAGACCCGGTCACTCCCGGCCCGTAACCGCTGAACGCCCCGCCCCCTATGGGGCGGGGCTTATTTTATAGAAAGAGGTGATAGAATGGCAGGCACATTCAATGGAGCTGTTCCCGCGCCCAGTGTTGAGCATGGTTATCATTTCCACTTCGGAAACATCGAAAAACGGCTTAATTCTACCAAGGCTTTTGACTATGGTGTGTTGAAGGATTTGGAACGGTGCGATTTTAAGAAACCAACCAGCATGGAACACCCCGTCATTTACTGTACTATCAATTCCATCAATATTTCGCCGCAGTGGAACTATTGCCACTGTGAAGAAACTAAGTCGTTTTATTGGATTGATGATATAACCACCCTTCGGGCGAACATCTGGCAAATCAGTCTGAGCATCGACCCCCTTGCAACGTACCGTGAAGCAATTCTTAAAACCAAGACGTTCATTGAATACGGTTTCAACAGCGACGCAAGCGGGGCAACATTTCGTTTGCAGGACGCCCGGCAGAACGTCGCAAGACGTCCCACGGTTTCGACCGTCGCCGTTGACATTACCGACGGCAATTTAGACCCCGATACAGGCGTTTATATGCTGTCCTGTGTGGGCAAAGGCGGGCTTGCCACTTATGCCGTGAGTCAGACGACCATGAACACCCTGTTAACGGCGCTTTCCGCTTTATGGGAAGCAGAAACCAAAGTTATGGTTGACTGGAAACTGGCCCTTCCTGAGTTCATGAACAAGTTCGTTTTCGGTTCTTCGGCAGTCGAGAATATCCGTTCCTGTTACTGGCTACCGATAAACTTTGGACGGTACGGCGCAGGCCGTCAAACTCCCATCACGTTGGGGGGCTTTGATACGGCGGTTTCTGGGCGTATCGTTTCCATGAAGGATAATAGGAAGGTAACAACAGCCATTCCCATTCCGTGGCCCGCTGACGACTGGAAACGGATGAATTGTCAGATTCAAGTTTACGTTCCGAATATCGGTGTTGTGGGCATTCCGGTAGACCAGTGTAACAACGCCGTGACCGTAGATATTGAATGGTGCTTGACTTTGATAGATGGGTCTGTTACTGTAAGAGTATCAGCAGGAGACTACACGGCATTTGTCGGCAGTACGAACATCTCAAGCCCCTATGGTATCGGTGCAAGCAACATTGACCCCATCAAGGCAATGGGCGGCGCGTCCACCATTGTGGGCGGTGCAATGGAGTTTGGCGGGGGTGTTGGCGCGGCTATCCTGACCCCGGGACTCATCGGCAAGGCAAGCGGCGTACAGGCGGCAATGCAGGGCGCGGCAACTGCCGCCGAAGGATTGCGGCAGACAATCACCCCCATCACACAGAGCGTGGGCTTCACGGCAGGCGCGTCACAGACGCTGTTACCCACCGAAGCGCGGTTGACGCTTCTGTATTATCCCCCGATTGACGATGCAGGTTATCAGGGTCTGTATGGGTATCCCGTCATGAAGGTAGCAACGCCTGTCTCTGGGTACTGTAAAACCCGTGGGTTCTCCTGTCAGCCAGAAGGAGCAATGCCGGACGAAATAGCATATATCAACCGCGCTATGGACAGCGGCGTATTTATCGAGTGAGGTGAAGATAATGTATCAGTGTTATGATGGTTTCTTTGACGGGGGTGTTCCATGTGGAACATTCATCAAAAGCATTTCCGTTGACGCCCTCAATTACTGGGAGCGTTCCTTCTTCCAGAGATGCCGCTCAATCATCGAGTTCGACGGCCTGCCCGAAGCCGCACCCGGACAAATCGGCTGGGACTATGATGCATTCATGTATCAGCTTTTCCGAATGGGCTACGCGGTAGTTTTCAACACGAAGAAATATGGCATGGTGGTACAGCCCGGGTATCCTTCGGGGTATGGCTTGCAGTATCAGCCCCGGGCGATGACCATTTCAACCCAGTTCTTCCAGTTCAACCGCCCCCTTGAAATCGGTACGGAGTGCGGCGTCATCAAGCTTACACCCGACTACCGGGGTATTTGGGATATTATCACCAAGTATGCTGTTGAGATGCAACACGCAGAAGTTGCTATCCGGCAGAGCGCCTTGAATGCCCGGTTTGCATACGGTGCGTTTGCCAAAGACGACAAACAGAAGAAGAGCCTTGAAGCAATGTTTCAACGGCTGGCAAACGGTGAGCCTGCAATCATTCTCAATCCCGATTTGAAGCGCCCCCTTGACGGTAAGACCGGAGAGGGCGGGGCTTATGAACTGCCCATTATGCAAATCGACCGTGATTTGTCAAAGAATTTCATCCTGCCTGAACTCATGGAGTTCAGAAGGACAATTCTGATGGACTTCTACCGGGAACTTGGTATTAAAGTCCAGCCCGACAAGAAAGAAAGGATGATTGTTAACGAAAGCAAAAGCGCGGACGCTGAGACGTTTAACCGTCGTGAAGTGTGGAGAATCTGCCTTGAAAAGTCCCTTGATGAAGTGAACAAAATGTACGGCCTGAATATTACTTTCAAAATCAATGAACCGAAGCAAGACACAGAAGGGAGTGGAGATAATGCCGATTTATTACGGAACACTGGTGAATGAGCTGGACAGCGGTGCAAACCTTGAAGCGCTGTTGATGTACGACCATGACCTTTTTGCAAACATGGTGTTGCCCGTGGGGCTGGATAAAGTGCAGGCTATTTCGGCAATACGCCGCCTGCACGGGCTTGCCCCGTTGTACCACCCTGACCCCTTCTATATGAAGAACGAGATTTTCTTCTGGTCAAAACAGCACTGCCCCATCTGGGAAAAGCTTTATGCGACGACGAAGCTAGAATATAATCCCATTTGGAACACGGAAATGTCTGAACGAAGCAAGGATACCACGACCACAGACCGGGATACCAGCACTCAGAGCGACGCCCACAGCCACGGCGGGGCAACTGACACGGCTTCTGCCAACAGCACAAAAGGCGGGTGGAACACTGAGGATGGTGCTTATCATGAAGACACTGCCGCTGACGGTTGGAAGACAGACGACGCCACCCAGCACAGTAAAACCGTGCATGACGGGTGGAACAAAGAAGATGGACACTATCACGACAAAAATCTTTCGACGGCAGAGGGTGAGAAGACCCGGGACTTCATCGAAGATGTTAACGGCACTCTTGATAGCCAAGTGGATACCACTTCTCATACTGGTGTTGTGGGAACACGGGACACAAAGCACGACGAAACCATGACGGACACAATCGACACGACCAAAAACACCGTCAGCGATACAGAAAACAAACTGTCTGCTGAGAACGAGGCCACATACCAGCCGGACAACACCAGTCATACCGTTACCGATGAGAAGGGCCATTCGGACGAAACCAAGAAAACCAACTGGACGGAACACGAAAACACGACCCAGAACACCGACTTCACGCAGGGTGTGACGACTGACCAAGATACCACCCAGAACACCGAAAACCACGCATTTGAAACGTCCCGTGATTTGTCCACGTCTGACACCCACGGTGATACCCATTCGGCGGCGTCTGACGGTACGGTTGATGATACCCGTGCGGAAAGCATCTCGAAAGACCAACACGCCGACAAGGGAACTACCAAGGGCGGAAGCGTCAAGAAAAACCAGTACGACGACCGCACCCGGGACGAGTCCTTGAAGGACAACAAACACAATGAACACGCCGTATCGCTTGAGACGGGGAAGGAGAACACCACCGTCACCGTAACACATGAGTATAGCAAATCCGGCAATATCGGCGTCACGACCACCCAACAAATGATTGAAGCAGAAAGGGCCGTCGTTCTGTTCGATATTTATAATAAAATCGCTGACGACTTCCATCGCACTTTCTGCCTTGACTGTTATTGACGGGGGTGTTAGAATATGAATGAAGTGATAGCCGCCGTAATAACAGGAATAATCACCTTGACTGGCGTTCTCATCGCCAACAGTAAATCGCAGGCCGTCACCGATACCAAGTTAGACGAACTTACACGGGAAGTCAGGGAACACAATACCCTGATTTCAAGAGTCCCCGTCTTGGAAGAGCAACTGAAAGTTGCAAACCACAGAATAGAAGACCTCGAACGTGAAGTTCAGTATCTCAGAAAGGGGGTGAATGCATGAATAAAATTAAGGTTGCTACTATGACCCGTACCGCCGTGCTGATTCTGGCTCTTGCGAACCAGATTCTCAGTGCGACCGGACACAGCCCCATTCCCGTGGATGACGCACAGCTTGAACAGCTCATCTCCACTGGTATGACCGTGGGCGCGGCTATCTGGGCATGGTGGGAGAACAACAGCTTCACCAAAGAAGCTATTGCCGCTGATAACTATCTGGAAAGCCTCATCGGCAGAAAGGAGAAGTAATGAACTGTAATCTTTACCCGAATTATTCCACCCCGGGCGACCCTTTCCAGTATGACCTTCGGTGGATGGTGGGTCAGATTCAGAGTTTGCAGACGTTTGTGGAACAGCTTTCTAAGGGGCTGGATGCAAACAGCGGCAATATCGCCGCTCTGAATCAGGCCACAAAAGCCCTGACCGATGCACAGCACTGTATCAACGACCGTCTCAACAGCGGGGACTTTGAGGATGGGCGTTTCATCGAGTGGGCAGACAAGAACCTGCCCGCAATGGTGAATGAGATGGTGCATTTTGTGTGGTTTGGGCTGACCGATTCCGGGCGCTTCTGCGCTTATGTCCCGGCTAACTGGAAATGGCTCACCTTTGATACCGGTGCAGACATCACCGAACCGGAATATGGTCATCTCATTATCAAGTATTACTAAGGAAGGAGCTTTATCAATATGGCACATGAGAAGAATTGTCGTCCTTTTCCCATCGAACCCGCGCCTTATGCACCGGGCGGTGAGTGTCACCCCTGCCGTCCTGACCCCTGCTGTCCCCCGCGCCCGCCGCGTCCGACGCCGCCCCCGCCCCCGGGCTGTGGGCCGTCCCAGTACGTCGGGGCGCGGTACGTCCCGAAGTTCGCTGACCCCATCGAATGGGACACTGAGCGGGGATATGAGTCCCTGACTATCGTCACCTATAAGGGCGAGTCCTATACTTCGAAGTGTCCCGTGCCGCCCGGCATTGACATTAAGAATACGCGGTACTGGGCATTGACCGGTGCATATAATGCACAGGTCGAAGAATACAAAAATCAGGTAAAAGACCTGTCCCAGCAGGTGACGGAGTTCGCATCTGATAACAAGGAGTTCCGGGACAAAATCACCCAGTATGACAAGGACAACGCGGAGATGAAGAACACCGTGGCGTCCACCGTCGCCCGGGTGGACGCTCTGGCAGAGCGCGTGGACAACGCCGACGCGGCTATCTCTGACCTTCAGGCCGGGCAGGCTCAGACGGTGAAGGACATTGCCGCACTCGAAGCGAAGGACGCTGACCTTCAGCGTCAAATCACTTCGAACGATACCGACATCTCCGCACTTCAGGCCAAAGACCGGGAGCAGGACGCACGGCTTGATGCAATCGAGACTGTCAACGATTCACAGGCCGCTACTATCTCCCAGAACACGCAGGACATCGCCCGGAACACGAAGAACATTCAGGACAACGCGGCAAACATTGCCGTGAACTCCAAGGAGCTGGCAAAGCACGCGGAACAGCTCAAAGACCACGCCGCACAGCTTTCCGGTCTGCATAAGGAAGTCACCGATAACCATACGGCTATCGAACGGCTCACCTCTGTCACCGACGGACTCCGGGCAGACCTCACCGAAGACGAAGCCAAAATTGCCCAGAACGCGGACGCAATCGCCCACATTCAGCAGAAGGACGTTCAGCAGGACGGGCGGCTGGATGCACTGGAAAAGCGCACCACCGACGCCGAAGGGCGTCTTGATGCTCTCGATACCAAGACCGACGCTACCAACGTCGCACTGACGACTGAGACGAACCGCGCCAAATCGGCAGAGCTGGCAAACGGGAAGCTTATCGCCGCCAACGCGCAGGAGCTGGCCCGGCACGCTGATGAGCTGTCCGACCATGAGCGCCGTATCACTGCTCTGGAAACTAAGACCGACGGTCACACGCAGGACATCTCCGACCTCAAAGCCAAGGACGCCGCCCTTGAGACTGCCATTGCCGCCGTCGATGACAAGGTGAAGCACCTTGAACTCATCGACCCGAAGGAGTACGCAAAAACCATTGCGCGTCTCGACGCCAAAGACGCGGCACAGGACGGCAAAATTGCGGCCCTTGAGACTGCAAGCACCAACCATGTGACCAAAAAGGAGTTCGCCGCTGACCAGAAGCGACAGGACGACATTGTGGGAGACTGGGCGACGGCGCACCCCAACCAGACTATCGCACAGTGCGTGACTTCTCAGGAGTCGGAGCTTGCAGAACACGCCAAGGACATCGCCAAACTGAACGCAGACAAGGCAAACAAGAGCGACATTCCCAGCCTTGACGGCTATGCAACAAAGACTTATGTTGATACTCAGGACGCCACCCGTATTCCCCTTAAAACCGGAAACTATAATAACGCGGTTTCTTCCATTGCTCTGGGCGTTCCTACTCATACTTCCGACGCGCCGAACGTGTGGAGTATGTTTGGCCTCTTCCCCTATCCTGTCTTTTCTTACAAAGACAGGCCGGGCGTCAATGTCGATACGACGAAGGGCAAACTTCATCTGTACAAGGCCGACGGCACAGAAGTCCCCGTGCCTAACTGGGTGACGACCGGAAACATCAACAACGCATTCGGAGTTCTTGCCCGGCTTGGGTCGGACTTCACCCCCGATTCTCCTTTCTATGTGATTGTGTACCGGAACAATGCCGACAAGTATACCACTGCTGGTGACGTTCCTGCCACTGACGGCCCGACCGTCTGAAACAATAACAAAGCCCCCGCTTCGGCGGGGGCTTTTCTTTATCCCAGTCTTTCAATGTCGATGTCGATGTCGTCTGTGTTCATTCCACCTATTGCGTAACTTTTTGTAGACATGACTATCCACGAAGCCGACATGGTGGGCTTTATAAAATCGGTGCGGACGTGGGCGGGAGCGTCGTGATAGGTGAGTAACTGCGCCCCAGTATCCGCAATTACAAGAAAATCATTCAAATTGTCAATATCATTTTTGAGGGCGGCGACGCCCTCTTTTTTGCCAACGCCTGCAATCGTGCTTTCGAGTACGCCGTCACAATTCCGCGCGGCATAACACTTTGCATGAAGAAACCGAAATTCCTGATAACCATAATCGGCCTGTGGGTGTTCGTCTTCGGCAACACCGATATAGACGCACTTCCCGTTTTCTTTCTGAACGACGCACTTTCGGGCGATGCACTGCCGTTTGATTTCTTCATTGTATTCATCAACTGCCGGGACTTTCTTCCCCTCAAACTTGCAGGAGTCCGTATCCCAGTATATGACTCTGTCCCAGCCCACAATCTTCAACAGCCGCCACAGCTTCAACCGTGTCAAGCTGGATGTCCACAGACCCCAGAGGAAAGGGAAATTCTTGTTTGTTCCCAGTCCGTTCCGGGATTTGCCCAACTGTGCCGCTTTCACTTCGTCTTCGCTCATGCCGTTAAGATTATCTTCCCATCTGGTTTTTTCCCATTCTATAGCATCTTTGATTTCGGCAGTATATTCATCCCGGATTTGTTTCTGTGCAGTAGCTCCATAAATCGTGTTCACGCAGATTTTGGAAAACATATAATCGGGGCTACCCTTCATAGTTTCCTTGATTTTGAACTTCTCGAAAATCGCTTTGCGGAATGAATCAGGAAGATAGTCAGTGCTAAAGGCGAACGACTCCAAAGCAATCATTGAAGCATAATTGTATCCGTCCCGGATTCTCTGCCAGTCGTTTGAATCACAATACAATGTCAATTCATCCGCCCACAACACCCGGCCATTATCAAGCATCGTTTCATTCAGACGCGGAACGCTGGTTTCACATTTACTAGCACTAATGCAGGGGTCTGGGCAGTCGTCCTTTATTTCGACCCCAGTTAAATATAACTTTGCTATCCACCCCACATCTGTGTCAATCAGCGCGTCTAAATCTGCTTCGCCGGTGTTGTCGGGTAAATTCATCGGCGTACTTGTCGGGAACTTCCACAGTAATTGTTGCGACGGGTGGGCGCTCTTGAAGTCATAGGAATTGCAGTTGGTAAACGTCTGCCCGGCTTTCCACCGCGCCCCGTGTGTGTCGCCGCCTGCCATTGCCTTATATGCAAGCCATGTTTGCCGCTTGTCAAGAGCTAACCGCTCTTTTAGCGCCGAAAAGCCCTTATCCTTACCAACTGTTTTCAGCACTTCCAGTTTAACAAGCGCAGTGTTTGAAATGGGGATGTTTGCGGCATTAAAGCCGCGTTCTTTCTTCATCCGTTCAATAGCCTCATACAGGCCCAGAACGTCGTTCACACAATAAGCAAATTCTTTATCATCAAGGGGCGTGTCTGGGGTGCGGTAAACTGTATAATCCAAGTCACCCTTTAACTTTTCGTGCTTGCATCCCTCTGTGGCTCTTGCAAGAGACTTTTGAAAGAGCTTGAGAGAATCCCGAAACTCGATACCGTTTGAAAACTCAAGGGTGAGGGGGTGGCGGCTCTTCGTGTAAAGGGCCTTACAGTCACCCCAGCGAAGCGTTAAAAGTTGGATGAGATAGGTGAACTCATACCCCAGATTATGGACATAAATAACAAGCTTGCGCTTTTCTGTAACCCGCCACTTATCGCAGAGCGTTTCAATAATCTCTGCCCAGTCCTCAAAGTATCGGGGAACTACGACCACGCCGCCCACGCACGTTTGAAAACTGTATGCAAATCCGTCTGTGTCGCTGTTCGTCGTCTCAATGTCAAACGTGCAAGTTACATCCAGATAAGTTTTCTTCTGGCTGTGTACCTCATACGGCGTTGACAGCCGGGACAGAAACTCCCCCAGCGTCTCGCACACTATGACATCTTGACTGACTCTCATTTTCTGCCCAACTTTCTCTTCGCTAACTCAATCAGCATTGCGCCGCTTTGCCTGTCTTTCTCAACTCGCCCTTGAAACTGTTGCGCTATTTTTTGAATATTCTGTACCTGTCCGGCATATATCGCCTGTCGCAACACTTCCGACCCGTAAATTTTTTCATTTTCTTCTGTCCAGAAACGGTCAAACAGTTCACTTAATTCTTCGGGCGTTCCGGTGAATCCCATTTCACGCGCTTTTTGCACTTTCTTCTCTACCGTGTCCCGGTAGCCGGTGACAGTCGAAGTCTTCTTTAACATGAAATCCCGAAGTTTCAAAAATTCCTTATTAAGCTCTTGTCTAGACATATTTGTAACACCCTCTTTGAAACGGGGGCGTTCCATGCCCAGTCCGTGTTTTTCCGATGCGATATACTGGTAGGCCGGAGACTTCTGCGTCAACCCTTTCTTCTCAAGGGCGCGTATACGGGTATTTGCCGCTTTGGCGGCTTTCTTCACAATGCCCCTTAACTCTTCTTCGCTGTACTGCTGAGGGGCTTTACTTCCCGGAGCGTATGCCGCCCACGGATGCGGCTGGTATGGCCTGCCTTTGCCACCCTGCTTGCGCGGCTTCTTCGGCTCTGTGCTCTTCGCCGCTTTGGCTGTCGTGTTCTTTGCCTTGGGAGTAGAAGGGGCGGCTTTGCCGCCCTTCTTGCCACTGCTCTTGCGCTTTCTTGCGCCTGCTTCATCGGTTTTCTTGACAAGCCCCGTGTCAGTCAATGCTTTCTTCATAAAATGACCCCCCACAAATCATTACTTGTTATCCAGATAAGGAAAACCAAAGCCACGAAACCGAACACCCAGTAGAAAACCATAGTAATGATTTCATTGATTTCGCAGAAATGCCGGTGCAACTTTGCTATCTTGTCTTCATCCTCTGCTTTGAGGTTATAACGGTAGCTCTTCCATGTCCTCATGCTCTCACCTCTCTGACGTGTATGTGAATCGGATGCCGTTCTTCGTGTGGGTCATCGTGGGAGACTGCCCCTTAACCTTCATGCAGGAATAGAGCGTGTACAATGCTAAGTCGAGTTCAACGCCGTCCTTCACCTGAACTGCACCCGCGTAAACGGGGCGCTTGAACTGCCCCTTCTTCGGCTTTCCGTACCCATACATGAAAATCACCATTAAAACCACCCCTTCCACTCTGCGTAACCAACGATAACTGCACCGATGAGCAGGAGCGCCGCAAACGGCGCGATACATGAGAACTGGTATGCCGTCATTATACCCACCCCTTTATCTCGATGTCCCGAATGACCTCATATGGAGCATCAAGAACCGGAACAATCTTGCCAGTATACAGATTGACAGCTCTATCCGTCGTGTCCACCTTCAACAGAATCCCGTGGGACGTCTCCCGGGTTTCATTCTTATACTGAAAGTATGTGCCAGCTGGAAGATAAGGAGCTGGCACATCAACAGAACGCCGTACAATGTTCGCCTTCACCATGTTAAAACTCCCCCTTTGCAAAATATGCGACAAGCTCATCTGCTTCAAAGGTTGGCTCTTGGGACTGAGGGCAACGCCTGATTGCGGTGCATTCATATACCCTGTGAAGGTAATAGCGATAGCCGCCCCAGATGCACCGTTCCTTCGTCCCGTCCTTCCTTTTGAGGTCTGCCTGAATCCATGCCCAACAACTGGGTTTGATGTATTGAATCATGCTTGCGGCACTCCTTTCACTTCGATAACATCGACAATCTCATAGACATCCAGCCCGTCACCGGTTTCGTCAATCAACCGCTGAACCGCCACGTTGCGGGCGTCCACCGGGTCATCCGCCTTGACCATATAGATGTCAGCGAACGACTCCACATAATTGTAAACAAAGACATTATAAAGCTTCATCTCATTAACTCCTTTCTAAGGTCATCTAAGGCAAGCGTATCCCCCCGCACTTTATAGGTGTACGGCCTGTGTGTTGCCTCAAACTCTTCCCGGGCTTTCTTTAATACTGCCCACAACTCCAAATCCTCTTGCACTCTATCCCGAATGAGAAAAGATAATCCGTGTGTGTCGTCGTTTTCGTCGTAGAAATCGGGCGTCGGAAAACATCTATAAATCACCCCGTCTTTATAGATGTACAGCCAACGAGCTGATTTATAGTGCCGATGCACTAACAGTTCTTGTCTAATTGTATCATTGAGTTTCATACTCACACCTTCCTTTCATGGTATCATTATATCACCATAATTACATTTTGTCAACCTGTTTTCCGCTTGTATCCATCTTTGTAACACTTTTGTAACCTTTACTTCATTACACTGAATTGTCAAGATTATTACAGCCTTGGGGGAAAATTGTAACCTTTTTGTAACCTATTACTATTT